GAGCAGGGAACTACCGACACGGCTCGGCCATGAGGTCGACGCCATCCTCGGCGGTAGTGTCCCCTGACCACCCTGACGGGTCCTTCCTACCCCCCGGCCGTCATGCGGCCACGCAGCGGCCCGGAAACGCTCTAGTAAAACAGCCAAAAAATCACGGTTGACCATGTTGACGGGCCAGATGACGGCTGTTGACGCGCAGCTCCCGTTGACGATCGCGCCGCGTTCCGTGATGTGGACGGTGTCGGCGATCGCGCAGCGCGACGGCGTCTCCAAGCAAGCGGTTAGCCGTAAGGTCAAAAAGCTGGCCGAAAACGGCCTGACGGTCGAGCGCGACGGCGGCGGCAACGTCAAAGCGGTCAACGTCGTTGAGTATGACCGGCTGCGCGGCCGGCTCGATGACCCCTCGAAAGCGCAGGCGCCGGCGCCGGGCGATTTCGGCGCGCCGGCGGCTAAGCCTGACCCGGAAAGCTACAATGAGGCCGCCCGGCAGGCGAAATGGATCGAGGCCGAGCGCAAGCGCATCGAGCTGGCCGAGCTGAAAGGCGAGCTGATCCGCGTCGACCGCTTCGAGGCCGCGATCATCCAGGCCGCCGGCGAGATCGCGAAAATCTGCGACCGCCTGCCCAACGTCGCCGACGATCTCGCCGCCGCTATGACCCGCGGCGGCGTGCATGCTCTGCGCGTCGCTCTCAAGCAGGTCGCATCGCGGCAGCGAACCGAGATCGCCGACGCGCTCGCCGAGATCGCCGATGCCTCGCCGAAAGAGGAGATCGAGACGGTCGAGGCACCGATCGAGCCGGTGCCGTCGTGAATGCGCATCCCGGCGCGCTGCACCTTGTCGCCTCGCGCGTGGCCGATCGCATTCGGCCGCCGGCGCCGGTGCCGTTTTCAAGGTGGCTCACGGAAAACCTAGAGCTGGTCGATGGCCCGCAAGCCGGCGAGGTGTGGAGCGCCGCCGGCGCGCCTTATCTCGTCGAGATCGCCGATTGTCTTTCCGACGATCATCCGTGCAACCTGGTCACGATCCGTAAGTCGCAGCAAAGCGGCGCGTCGATCCTGGCGCTCGGTTGGTGCCTCTATATCGCCGACCGCGAGCCAGCCAATACGCTCTATGCCGCGCCTAACATCGCGGCCTTGCACAAGCTTAATTCCGGCAAGCTGCAGCCGCTGATCGATGCCTGGCATGCGAGAATCAAACCCCGCAAGGTTTTTGCGGAGCAGATATCGCGATCGGGGATCGGCTCGACGATCAACACCAAAGTGTTTCCAGGCGGCCGCCTGTGGCTCGCCAACGCTAACAGCGTGACCGACCTGTCGAGCGTCACGGCAAAAAAGGGAGTCAAGGACGAGGTTTCTAAATGGGAGGCGCTGGAAAACGACGCGGACCCCGAAAATCTGTTCTTCGGCCGCTTTACCGCCTTCCGCCGCGTCAAAGATTTCAAGATTCTGGAAATCTCGACTCCCGAGGTCGACGTCGGCGAGGATAGCGAGGACGTCGAGGGACATTGCCGCATCGATCGCTCGTTCAAGCGATCGGACATGCGATTCTGGAATTGCATCTGTCCCGAGTGCGGCCGCTATTTTGTCCACCATTTCGACCGCTTCAAGATCGACGCGCAGCATCCGCACCGCTCGGTCTATCCGTGTTTCTGCGGTCACGACATAACCGAAACCGAGCGCGTGATTGCGGTGCGTGCCGGCAAATGGATCGCGAGCATCGATAACGAGCCGGAGCGTCACCCCGGCTTTCATATCGACGCTTTCATTTCGCTGATGATGGACTATGGCGCGATCGCCGAGGATTGGGTCAAGTCGCAAAAGAACGAGACGGCAAAAAAGGATTTCAGCAATCTCGTCCTCGGCTTGCCGTATCACTTTCGCGGCGACGCGCCGGATCACGAAAAGCTGCTCGCGCGCCGCGAGGATTACAAGCGCGGCCATATCCCGCCAGGCGCGTTGCTGCTCACGATCGGCGCCGACGTGCAGATGCGCGGCATTTATTATGAGGTGCTGGCGCACGCGCCCGATCGCTCGACGTGGGTTATCGAGGCGGACTATCTCGATGGTGACACGGCCGAGATAGATGGCGGCGCGTTTGCAGAGCTGTCAAAGATTTTCGATCGCCGTTGGCCCGACGCGTTCGGCAACACCTGGCGCCACGACGAATTCGGTATCGATTCCGGCTATCGCAGCAATCAAGTCTATGCTTGGACGAAACGTCATGCGGGGAGCAAGGCGCTAAAAGGCCAGGACGGATGGGGCCACCCGGCGCTCGGCACTGCCAAGCCGCAAGACGTCGATTATCGCGGAGTGAGGATCAGAAATGGCGCCGCGCTGCGCGGCGTCGGCACCTGGCCGCTCAAGGCGACGTTTTACAGTTACCTCGGCATCGCGCCGGAGACGCGCAACGGCGTACCGCACTATCCCGCCGGCTACTGTCACTTCGGCAAGTTTCTCGACGAGATTTATTTCAAGCAAATCACGTCGGAGCACCTGGTTAAAGCGAAGCGGAACAATCGCGAAATCCAGCGATGGGACGAACACGGCAAAGCCGGGAATCATTTTCTCGATTGCCGCATCTACAACATGGCCATTTCCGACGCCTATCACGCGTCGTTTACGACCGACGAATGGATCGCGCTCGCCAAGCGCCGCGGCATCGCCGCCGATCTGCAACAGCCTGACCTTTTCACGCCGGCGGAGTTTCGATCGTCCGAAAACATTGCAGGCGCGGCGCTGAGCGATGGCGCCGCTAGTGACGGCCTCTACGGCGACAGCCTCGCGGCACTTAACAAAGGCACCTGGTGATGGCGACGCTCACGCTGCAGCAAATGCTCGACGAGGCCAATGCTGCGCTGCATCGATTACAGATTGGCCAGATGGCGGTCGAGGTCGAGATCGCCGGCGGCTTGCGCACGACGTTCGCGCCGGCACAGATCGATAAGCTGCAGGCGTACATTCAGCAGCTTACCGACCAGGTTAACGGCGTCACAAAGCTACGCGGTTCGATCGGTTTCGTTTTTTGAAAGAGGCCGGCCCGGTCATGAGCAGAAAAGATCATCGCGCGCGCCTGCGCGCTGCGCTCGGCACCGTGCTGCCGGCCAGCGCGTCCGCAGCCGCCGACGCATCGACGGCCCCGGCGCCGGAGCCGCAGCCTCCTCGCGCGCCAGCGCCGGCGCCGGCCGCGGGACAACATTTCATCCGTCGCACGTTTATCGACGGCCAGGTCGCGAGCGAATAGCGCATGGGCCTTCAGTCATTGATCGGCGGCGCGGCGCGTGGCTTGTCGACGTGGGCCGGCGGCGTCGCCGAGCGTATGGACGGCGTCGGCGAGGGCCGCACCGGCGAGACCTATCCGGTCGCGTATCGCGGCGCGACGCTGCAGACGCAGGAAACTTACGCCTGGCGGCCGCCGTTCACCTCGGGCGAGTCGTCGACGCTTTACGATCGCTTCCTGGCGAATGTCCGCGCGCGCGACCTTGTCCGCAATGATCCGCACGCCGCCGCGATCGTCATGCGCCTGGTCGATATGCTCGTCGGCGCCGGCTTGCGTTTGACGCCGTCGCCGAATGCGCGCGCGCTCGGGCTCGATCCGACCAATCTGAAAGACCGCGCGACGATCCGGACTCTCGCGCAGCAAATCAAAACCGAGTGGGATCTGATCCTCAAAGACCCGGCGCGCAATTCCGATGCGCAGCGGCGCTTGTCGCTCAATGGTCAATTCCGCATGGCCGCGCGCACGTTCGCGACGCTCGACGAGGCGACGGGTTATCTCTCGTTCAAGGATCGCGCCGGCGCGCGTTACAAAACATGCTTGCGCCTAGTGGATCCCGATCGGCTGTCGAATCCGATGGGTCAGCCGGACACAATTCGGCTGCGCGGTGGCATCGAGTTTGACGCCGACGGCGAGCCGCTCGCCTATCACGTCCGCAATGGTCACCCGGCCGATTGGTTTCGCTTCGCGCAGATTCTCGAATGGACGCGGATCGAGCGCACGACGTCATGGGGCCGGCCGGTTTTCATTCACGCGTTCGAACCGGAGCGCGAGGATCAGTCGCGCGCCATCACGCCATTCTCGTCGCTGATGACGCGATTGCGTATGATCACAAAGTTTGCCGAAACCGAGTTGGCCTCGGCGACGGTCAACGCGCTCTTTGCCGCATTTGTTTATTCCAACATGCCCGTCACGGATGCGACGCAAGCATTCACGCCCGCGGGCACGACGTTCGCCGAAAAGCGGCAGAAATTTTACGAGAAAAATCCCGCGCGCTTGAATGGCGTGCGCGTCCCGGTCATGGAAATCGGCGACGAGATCAAGATGAACAACGCGCCGCGGCAAACGGCGAGTTTCGAAAGCTTCTATACGGCGTTTCTGCGCTCGGTCGCCAGTGCGCGCGGCCTCACTTATGAACAGGTGTCGATGGATTGGTCCAAGACCAATTACTCAAGCGCCCGCGCCGCGCTTAACGAAATGTGGCGCACCATCCAACGGCTGTTTTCGGTTTTCGTCGATCAGCTCGTCACGCCGGTTTATTATGCTTTCGTCGAGGAGGCGTTCGATCGCGGCTATATCACGGCGCCGGCCGGCGCGCCGGACTTTTGGGATTTGCCGGCGGCGTATCTCGATGCGCGCTGGATCGGTCCCGGCCGCGGCTATGTCGATCCCGTCAAAGAAGCCGAGGGCGCGACCGCGCGCATGGGCGCGCTGATGTCGACGCTCGAGCGCGAATGCGCCGAGCAGGGCTTTGATTGGGAGGACGTGCTCGACCAGGCCGCGCTCGAGGCCGAGGAGATCAAGTCGCGCGGCTTGAGCCGCATCATCGCCGCGCCCGGCCACATTGCCGACGATCCGTCCGACAAGGCCGGCGAGGCGGAAGCCGACGCCGGCAAGAAAGAGGACGACGCCACATGATCCTGTTGCCGCATATCGCCGAGCGCGTTTTCAACGCGCCGCTTTTGATCGATGCCGGCAAAGCCGTCGCGATCATTTCCGGCCTCGGCGGCCGCCTGGTCGACGGCGAGCTGATCATCGATGGTCCGCCGGCAGTTAATCACGTCGCATTTGCCAACGGTCGGCCGTCCGAACAGATGGGGCGCCTTGGCGATCGGCTCGGCAGTCGCCTCGAGTCCGCCGGCCTCGGCGATCGCATCCTGCAGATGGTCGGCCCGGTGGCCGTGATCCCGATCGAGGGCACGCTCGTTCATAAGGGCGGCTACATCGGCGCCTCGTCCGGCGAAACATCTTATGAGGGCATCCAAACGCAAGTCGCGCGCGCCAGGCGCGACGATCGCGTGCGCGCTGTCGTGTTCGAGGTCGATTCGTTCGGCGGCGAGGCTGCCGGCGCATTCGACACGGCGGATATGATCGCCGAGCTGTCGGCGGAAAAGCCGACGATCGCCATCCTGACCGATTTTGCGCTGTCAGGCGGATATCTGCTCGCCGCCGCGGCGCGCCAGATCATCATTCCCGAGACCGGCGCTGCCGGCTCGATCGGCGTCGTCTCGATGCACGTCGACATGTCTCGCGCCGTCGAGAATGCCGGCATGCGCGTGAGCGTCATCGCATCGGGCAAGCACAAGGCGGACGGCTCGCCGTTCACGCCGCTCGGCGACGATGTGCGGGGCGCCATTCAGGCGCGCAATGACGCCAGTCGGGACCTATTTGCGTCGGCGGTCGCGCGCTACCGCGGCCGGCGGCTTTCCAAATCGGCCGCGCTCGCGACCGAGGCGGACGTTTTCCGCGGCGAGGATGCGGTCGATGCCGGCCTTGCCGACGGCGTGCTCCGGCCATCCGTGGCTTTCGAGCAATTCGTGGCGCGCGTTTCGCGCTGATTTGTTTTTCATCAACACAAGGAGAGTCCCCATGACCGCCAATCGCGGGCTTGCCGCCGTTGCGGAGGCCGCACTTTCGACGACGTCACCCGCCGCGCTCGCGACCGCGGCTCTTGCCGCTGCAGCGCCGGCGATGACAACCGACGCGGCGACCGTCGACCATACGGCCGCCCTGGCGGCGTCGCGCGCCGCCGTCAAAGCCGAGGGCGCGAAGGAAGGCGCGACCGCCGAGCGCGCCCGTATCAAGGCCATCGTTTCGTCGGACCCGGCCAAGAATCGCCAGGCGCTTGCGCACTCGCTCGCCTTCAACACCGATCTGTCGGTCGAGGCGGCGATCGCCGTGCTCGGCGATTCGCCTGAGGTGAAAGCCTCGCGCCTCGACGGCCTGGTGCCGTCGCCGAAAGTCGCCGCCACGGAAGCGCCGGCCGAGGGCGACCGTGCGCCGCTCGTCTCGGGCCTGGCCGCGGCGACACAGGCGGAATTCAAGCGGCGCAATCCCGGCGCTGCGGCGAGCAAATAACCGCTCGCACCCCCCGTAACGTCACAACACATCGGAGAGTCCCGAAATGACCGGCTTTAATCTCACGCTGCAGCGTCCCAAGCTGCAGTCCGCGGCGCTGAAATTCTTTATCGCCGAGGAGTTCAATTTCGAGGCCGAGACGCTGCTCGGCACCGGCGTCATGAATTCGACCGGCCAGTTTGCCGACGTCGGCACCGTGGTCGGCAAAGTCCTGGGGCCGGCCGTGGCGGCCGCGGTCGCCAACACCTCGCCGGCGGCAAACACCGGCAACGGCACCATCGCACTCGGCAGTCCGGCCTATGCCGCGGGCGCGCAGGTCGGCAGTTATGAGATGGTCTATATCTCGGCGACCGAGTTCGAGGTTTACGATCCGAGTGGCCGGATGCTCGGCGTCGGCAAGAACGGCGTCGCATTCTCGGATCAGATCGTGTTTACCGCGACTGCAGGCGGCACCGCCTTCGCCGCCGGCGACGGTTTCACCTTCGCGGTGACCCAAACGCCGAACCAGTGCACTGCCGTCAATGCGTCGGCGGTCGATGGTTCGCAGATCGCGATGGGCGTCGTGATGCACGCCTGCACCGCCAACGCCGGCGCCGACAATGTCGGCGGCCTCGTCGTGCTCGAGCGCGGGCCTGCCGTGTTACTGGCCGACGGCCTGATCTGGCCCTCCGGCAGCACCACTCCACAGCAGACCGCCTGGCTCGCGCAACTCGCCGCGCTCGGCATCGTCGTTCGCGCCAGCTAATCCCCAACCATCCCCGCAAAATTCAGGAAGTCGGTAATCAGCGGCGGTTGTTCGCCGCGCGCTGATTACTGATCACTGATTACTGAGGACCTGAAACGTCATGGAAAACCTTGAGCTGATTTTTCCGTACACCGCGACCGAGTTGACCGAGCAGGTCAACGTGGTGCCGAACCTGTACGGCCTCTTGAACGAGCTGAATCTCTTTCCCTCGTTCGGCTCGCGCTCGCGCCTCGTCGAAATCCGTTATGAGAACGGCGTGCTGCGCGTATTGCCGGCGAAGGAACGCGGCGCCGCGCCGACTCCGGCACTCGCCCGCACCGGCTCGACGATCTTCGTCGAAATTCCGCATTTCCCCGCCGTCGACCTGATCACGCCGACCGACATTCAGGATATCCTGATCCAGGTCGGCGAAACCAAGCGGCTGATCACCGCGCAGGAGGAGGTGGGCAAGCGGCTCAACGATATCCGCAACGGCCACGCCATCACCCGCGAATGGGTGCGCTCCACCGCGCTGCAGGGCACGATCACCGACGGCAACAGCCAGACGATCTATAATCTCTATACCGTGTTCGGAATCTCGCCGAACACGCTGGCGATGGCGCTCGGCACCAGCACGACCGACGTCAACGCCAAGTGTGCGTCGATCTGGCAGACGATCACGCAAAACCTCAAGGGCGAGACGATGAACGGCATCGAGGCCATCGTCGATCCGCAATTCTTCGAGGAGCTGATCGCGCATCCGAACGTCGCGCAATTCTGGCTGAACGCCGAGCAGGCGCTGCAGCTCGCCAACATCGTGCGCAAGGACTCTGCCGGCAACATGTGGGGCCGCGAATTCTTCTTCGGCCGCATCCGCTGGCGGGAATACTACGGCCAGGCGCCGATCAAGACGTCGCCGACGGCTTCGCTGTCGACAGCGCCGTTCTGGGCCGCGCAGACTGGCACCGCCTTTCCGGTCGGCACCAAGAACATGTTTGCGACCTATGACGGCCCGGCGAACGATATCCGCTTCGCCAACACCCGCGGTCAGGAACTCTATGTCTCGCCGAAATTCCTCGATCACGGCGAAGGCATTGAACTGAAATCGGAAAGCAATTGCCTGGCGATCAACAAGCGCCCGGCTGCGGTTGTTCAGCTCACCACCAACTAAACGCCAATCGGTGCAAGTGAGGCCGCCGGGCGCCGCGCGTTGCCGCGCCCGGCGTTGCGCTTCGAATCGCGCGCGGAGCAAAAACATGGGCACGCCGTTCGAGGATGCTCTTTGCGCCGCCTCCGCCGCCGTTGATGTCACTTTCGCCGATAGCGAAAGCTGGCTCTATGAGCCGATGGCGGTCGCCGAGGGCGACGTCAATGCCCGGCGCGCGCCCGATTCCGATCGCGCGCCGGTCGCTATCGTCGGCATCTTCATCGATCCCTATGCCCGCGCCCACTCCGGTGCGGCGCGGCGCCAAGGGGTTAAGGCCGAGCGACCCGGTCATGCATCCGCTCGGCCACAAATCTATTTCGATCTCACCCAGCTCGGCTATGAGCCGCGCCAGGGCGATCGCGTCCATCGCTGCAAAACCGGCGTGCTCTACCACATAGCCGAGATCAAAAAGGACAGCGCGGGGCCGCGCGCTTACGTCGATTTGAACGAGCTGACAGGCGAGGCGCGATAATGGGGCTGTATCGCACCGCGCTTCGCCTCGCGACCATCGAGTCGCTGCGGCCGGCATCGCTGCTCGACACGCAAGGCCCGTGGCCGACGCTCGCCGGCCCGCGCGTCTATGACTCGCGTATCGATCCGATCGAGGACTTAAAGCCCGGCCTGGAAAACCGGCGCGCCGTGATCGTCGTCTATGCCGAAGCCGATCAAGGCTACAGCGCGCAAAAGCGCGGCGGTCCGGCATTCCGCCGCGAGGTCGATCTCGTTTTCGAGATTTCGCAGATCGCTGCGGATGGCGCCGGCGATGACTATGTCGCCGGCTATGCCTCGACCGACAGCGAACTTGAGGCCGAACTCGACCGCATCGAATGGGAGATTTCAAACGCGCTCTATTTTGCGCGCAACGGCACTTTGATCGCCCGTTCGCAGCTCGAGCACGATTGCGCCAAGCCCGGCGAGACGCTGATGCCGATCTGGCGCGCGTTGACCGGCGAGGCCGTGACCGAGCCGCGATCGCATCCGCATCGTACCTCCGAGGAGGCGGTGCGGCTTGCCTACCGCACCGTGACCTGGAAAGTGCAGTGCCCCGATGATCATTGGCCGACGCTGGCGCCGGCCGAGGCGATCACGGGACTCGACTCGTTTCCTTACCCGTTTCGCGGCGTCGCCAAGGCGCTCGCGCAAGTGCCGGCCTATGCGCCGCTGATCAATGGACTCGTCACCGGCGCGCCGACGCCGGCAGTCACGCCGCGGCTGCAGCGCGTCGGACTCAACATCGAAATCATTCCGCCCGGTCAAACAAAGACCGGCAACGCCAACATGAGCGCGCTGGTCGGACTGCCGCTCTGGACCCGGAGGTCATAATGCGAAACGTTTTCGTCAAACCCGCCGTCGCCGGCAACATCATCCGCGATCCTGGCACCAAGATCGCGCTTAAGGCCGATGGCGATTGGAAGCCGGCTAATCAGTTTTGGCTGCGCCGCATCGCGCAGGGCGACGTGGTCGAGGCGACTGTGGATCAGAAAAAGCTGCAGGCCGATCTCGCGGCGAAAGCAACGGCGGATGCCGCGGCTGCAGCGGCTGCGGCCAAGGTCGCGGCCGACCAGGTGCCGGTGATGGCGCCGGCGATGAAGGCGTCGAAAAGCTAAAGGCCCCGTCTCCTTTTCAAGGTTTGGCTTTCACCTATGCGGGCGCGCGGGCGCCCGCTTGAGCGCGGCCGCGCGCCGCTCATCGGAGAGAATCCATGTCGCTGTCCGCAGTGCAATTCAACGAGGTTCCGTCAAACATTCTCGTCCCGTTCTTTTGGGGCGAGTTCAACTCCGGCGGCTCGCCTTACGAGAATTTCCCGCGGCCGCTGCTCGTCGGCCAGAAAGTGTCCGCGGGCGCAGCGGCCGCCGGCGTGCCTTATGGCCCGATCATGTCGCACGCCGACGCGGTTTATCAGTTCGGCGCCACGTCCATGCTGCTCGCGATGTACGACAAGGCGGCCGCCGCGGCGCCGCTGCAACCGTTCTGGGCGCTGCCGCTCGCCGATCCGTCGGGCGCTGCCGCTGCCGGCAGCATTTCGATCACGTCGGCGCCTGGCGTGACCGGCGTTGGCATCGTCTGGATCATGGGCCGCATCGTCACGTTCCAGGTGAACGCGTCGGATACTGCATCCATGGTTGCCGGCAACCTGGTCGCGGCCATCAATGCGTTGAACGGAGCCAATGCACTGCCGGGCTCGAATTGCCCGATCGTCGCCGCGGTCGATGGCACGGACGCCTACAAGTGCGATCTGACTGTCGCGTTTGTCGGCGCGCTCGGCAACGGCCTCGAGGTGACGCTGGCGCCGTCGACGTCGCAGGCGCCGAACGTGCTCACCAGCGCGAACACGACGCTCGTCGCGCTCGCCGGCGGCTCCGGCACGCCGGACCTGGCGGCGCCGCTCGCCGCGCTCGGGTCGACCGCTTACGATTGGATTGCGGCGCCGTATGCCGACTCCAACTCGCTCACCGAGGTGCAGGCGTTCTTGTCAGATCAGGACGGCCGCTGGTCGCCGGCGCAGCAATTGTTCGGGCACTATACCGGCTCTTATCTCGGGCAGTCGCTGTCGACGCTGGTTACGTTCGGCAATACGCAGAACAACCAGCACGCCACCGTGTTCGGCGGTTTTGGCGCCGGCCCGTCGCCGTCGCCGTCGTGGGAGGTGTCAGCCTCGCTCTGCGGCCTCGAGGTGCTGCATCTTGCCAATCCGCCCGAGCTGTCGCGGCCGCTGCAGACGCTGCAACTCCCCGGCATCATTCCGCCGCGCGATCCGACCACCTGGTGGACGCCGACCGAGCGCCAGGCGCTCTATTCCGACGGCATCGCCGGTGGCACCGTGACGGTCGACGGCAAATGCGCGATCGACCGCATGGTGACGACGTATCAGAAAACGGCGGAAGGCGTGAACGATCAAACCTTCCTCGATATCGAAACCATGGCGCAGGGCATGTACGCGATGCGCTATCTGCGCACGCAAGTGACCGACGCCTGGGGCCGTGCCGCATTTGCCGACGAGGACCCTTACAACGATCCGAACGTGGCGACGCCATCGAAGCTCGCGACGACGCTGATCTTTGCTTACAACGATCTGTGCAAGCTCGGCGTCGGGCAGCATCCCGAGTTGTTCCAGCAATATGTCGTGGTGCTGCGCAACGCGCTCGATCCCGATCGCGCCGACGCCTATGTCCCGATCAACGTCGTCGGACAGTTGCGTGTGTTCGCCGCCAACGTCACGGCGTTCCGCTCCTATACGTCGCCGGGCGGTTCGCCGCTGGTGCCGTCGGCGCCGGGCTATCAGTCGCAAGCCTAAACCGCAGATTCCGCAATCCGATCAGCAATCGCCGGCGCGCTCGCGTGCGCTGGCGTGATCGCGCGCAACAGAGGGCAGTCCGATGACAAGTGAGGTTCAGGGTCAATTCGGCGGTCGCGTGGCCATTACGTTTGGCACGCTATCGCTCGTTATCGCCGAGGCCGAGGTGAAACTCTCGCCGTCGACCACCGAGGTTTCCGCCAAGGCCAACCAGGACGGCTCCGCGGCTTACGAGGTCAAGGTGCTGCTGGTCGGCGGCGAGTGTGAATTCCGCAACGTCAACGACACCAACTGGTCGACGTTCAACATGCAGTACGGCAACGTGACCGTTACGGAAATCGATAGCGGCCGCACGCATCTGTTCACCAATACCCGGTTTGTCGGCACGCCCGACGTGAATGTGTCGAGCGGCGCCATCACCGGCCTGAAGTGGGCCGGCGGCACCTATCAGTTCCTGCCGACGTCGTAAAAGAGCGCGATTTCAAAAAGGGAGGTTGCGAGCCGATGCCTAAGACGATCGAAATTCCGCTGGAGACTCCGCTCAAGGGGCACGGCGGGAACGTGACCAAGGTCGTCGTCCGCGAGCCCACATTCGAGGAGTATGTGCGTTTCGGCGATCCATATATTTTGGTGCCGATGGAGGGCGGCGGCTATTATCCGTCGGAGGATCGCAAGATCATCGAGTCCTATATGGGCGTGTGCGTAACCGAGCCCGATATTTTGATCTGCCGTGGAGGGGGGTTTGCCCTGGCGCGGCAAATCAAGGATGCGATCTTAAGTTTTTTCCTGCCCGCGTCCGCGGAGGACGCGGGCTTGAAGACATAGCCGACGAGTTGGCTTTCTCGGGGCTTGCTGTCAGCTACACTCTGATTTTTGCGATGCCGATATCGCAGTTGATGTATGTCCATGGCCGTGCTGCGGCTTGGATGAAGAAGGGCCGTAAATGAAAACGATTGAGGCCCAGCTCGTACTCCGTGCCCAAGACGAAACCGCTGAGGGGTTGAGTAGCGTTCGGAGAAATCTGGCTTCGGTCCAGTCGGCGGTCGAGCGATTCCGCGCAGCGGCGGCGAAGTTCTCTGACACGCGCTCGAACTTTAGGGCGGCGCAGTTGGCGGTTACGCAGGCGGCGATGGCGATGCGTAGCGCCACGGCGCCGACAGTTGAATTGAGCCGCGCTTATGAGCAGGCGCAACGGGCGGTCAAGGGCGCCTCGGCAGCGTTTGAGGCGCAGAAAGTCGCGGTTCTTAGCGCCAAGGAACAAATGGAGAGCTACGGCGCGACGCTTACCGACCTCGCCGCCGGCGAAGATCGGCTGATGCGCAGAGTCGCCGCGACCGATGCCGCGCTGCGCCGCCGGGCTCGCTTCGGTGCTGCTGCCGGTGAAATGGCGTCTAATATTCTTCCCTTCGCGGGACCCGCCGTCTTGATGGGAACTAAAAGAGCCGTCATGGCGGGCGCCAGATATCAGAATGAACTGGCTTATGCCTACCCGGCCGCCGGCATCGGCGGAGCGGAGACCGAATGGGCGCGCAAACATGCCGGCTCGTTGGCCTCGCGTTATCCGATAGTGTCTTCGGGAGATATTCTTGAACTTTATCGGGAAACGCGCTCGGTGATTTCCGGCGAGGTTCCCGGCGGCGCGAACTTGAGCCCGCAACAGCGTCTCGCCATTGCCGCGCGGGATACGCAGCGGGTATTTCCCTCCGTTGTCCAGGCCGACGCGGCGCTTAAGGCATCCGGCGCGGGCGACCCTGGCGACCTGCAGCGCCTGGTCAAAGGCTTTGAGGCGCTCGGCGTTACCCAAGACCCCGTGCGCACCGAGAAATTATTGGATGCCTACGTCCGCGCGACGCAGGTCGCTGGCAAGACAATACCCGTCGATAATGTGCTGCATGCCATTCAGCAGATGATGGGCACCGGCGGCATGCTGAGCGATGATTTTATCAAACATACCTTCGTATCGTTGGTGCAGGAAGGCGGCTCGCGCGTCGGCGCCGGCCTCGGTTCCATGGATATGACGTTTCTCGGCAAGCTCGGCAACCAGCAAGCCGCCGAATGGGAAAAACTTGGCGGCCTTTCGCCAAACGATTTGATTCGCACGAAAACCGGCGCGGTCAAGGGCCTCAAGCCGGGACACAATATCCATGGCTATCAGCTCGCGCTCAAAGACCCTGATCGCTTTATTTGGAGTGTTCTGGTTCCAGCCATGGTCCGCGCCGGCTATACGACCAAAGAGCAACAGATTGCCGAGGTGCAAAAATTATTTGGGTCGGCGCGCGCTCGCCGTATCGCGGCGGCGCTTGTTCAACAGCAGCCGACCTATGAGCAGGCGGCCGCGAAGTTCGACTCTGCACAAGGTCTCGGTGCTGCGGATAACGCCGGCCGATCGGCAACAGCGGCGCTGGGAGAATTAACGACCGCCTTCACCACTCTTATGGCTGCCCTGACCTCGCCGGCGATGGACCGAGCCGCGGCTATGATGGACAAGACGGCGCATTTCATGACGGAGGTTGCGGACCGCTACGGCCAATTTGCGAAGAACAATCCGCATGCTTCGGAAGTGGCCGCGGATGCGGGTATCGGCGGCGCGCTCTATCTTGGTGGAAAGATGATGCTTGGCATGGCGCGGCGATTGTTTGGCGCCGGCGTGGCGGAGGCGCCAGGAGCCGGGCCATCGATGCTCGGCACGATCGCGAGTTTTCTCGGCCCCGCCGCCTTCGTCGCCGGTGCTGCGCCGATCATGGCGATGTCGCCGGATTCAAATTCCCCAAACTGGTGGGGATCGCGCGGGACGCCAAACGCCGGCGTCGGCCCGCTTCCCTTCATCGGATCGCTGGCAAAGGATGCCTATGATTATTTTCATCCGCAGCCGGCCGAAGTCGGCGGTGCCGTGGGCGTCAATGTCAAAGTCGACGTGGCGCCATCGCCGAGTTTCGCGACAGAGATCGCGAGCGACGTCGTCAACCTGTTGGGCTGGGGCCACGGGACGTCGGGGTCGACCGGCGTCTCGATGCCGGAGGCCGTTGCGGGGCCGTGAGAAACGCGGCGCGCGTCGAGGCCAAGGCTACGGTCAACGTGATCGGCTTCTCCGGCGGCGCGAGCAGCCGGATAAATAACGGAGTGCATATAAACGGCCACGTTCTGCCATCAAACGTTTCGACCGACACGCAAGTGGCTGAGGACGATATGCCGGAGTCATTCTCCGGGCTCGTCGGATCATCTGGCGCTGCGCCCTCTGTGCAACTACCGGATCATCCGTCGATCGCGGCTCACGGCTCAGGCGCTCCGCCGCCGGCGCGGGTCGCTTCGCTGCCGCCGAGTGCCCGACAATCGCCATCGTCACCGTCGCCGGAAATTCGCTCGATGCCGCGCGCGCCGACCGCCAACGTCGACGCGGGGCTGCGCAATGCCGCCAAGGCCTCCGGTATCGACGTCAATACGCTTCGCGGCATCGCTTCGATCGAGTCGAGCGAGAATCCGGCGAGCAATCGCAACCGCAGCACGCAATATAAGGGGCTGTTTCAGCTAAACCAGCGCGAGTTCAATCAATACGGCGGCGGCGATATCTACAACGCCGGCGACAACGCCATGGCTGCGGCGCGTAAGTTCGCGGCCGATCGCACCTGGTTCAAGTCACGTTACGGCCGCGAGCCGAGCGATCGCGAGCTGTATATGATCCATCAGCAAGGCCGCGGCTTCTTTACCCGCGGCGCCATGACCAACATTCGCGGCAATGCCTACCCCGGCATGCGCGGCCCGCAGACCCAAGCCTCGTTCGAGGCCGGATGGGGCCGCGAGCTGGAGCGCCGCGAGGATGCGTTCCGTCGTGCCGGCACTAAGCCGACGATCACGCTGAAGTAAGCGAGGGACGCATGGCCGCGGCGCGTGATTGGGCGAGCACATTGTGGCGCTCGTCCTACAAGGGCTTTCCGTTTTGGTATGAGCGCGACGACGTCGACGCCGGCCTCGCCATCGTCGTGCATGAATTCCCGAACAGCGACACAAACTTTAACGAGGACCTAGGCGAAAAGGCCCGCTACTTTTCCGGCAATGCCTATGTGACCGGCGACGACGCCGACGCGCAGGCCGCCGCTTTTATTCAGGTGCTGGTATCGCACGGCCCCGGCTTGCTGGTTGTGCCGACGCTCGGGCCGGCCATGGTCCGCGCCATGCCGTTCAAGCGGACGGCCGACAAGGATCGCAACGGCTATATCGCGTTCGAGGTCAAATTCGTTCGCGAGGGTGCGTCGGCCGCGTTTCCATCGGTGCCGCTGTTGCAGCAAACCGCGTTCGATGCGACGGCGTCGCTCGGCGCGGCGATCATCGCGGTGGCGCCGGCGCTGGTGCAGGTTATCAATCAACCGGGCTTTGTCGCCGATGCCGCGGCCGACCAGGTGCTCGCCGTCGCCGGCGCGATCGACGCCGTGCGGACGTCGACGCCGGTCACCTCGGCAGTGTCGCAAGCGGTTGCCGGCGATGTGCAGGCGATCGCCAATGCGGCGGCGCCGCTGCTCGATACCACCGGCGCGTCGGCGACCGATCTGTCCAATTTCGCCGCCGCCGCTGATCTCTCGCCGGCGCCGCCAAATGGCGTGAAGGCGATCGCGGCCGCGCTCGTCGCCACGACGCAATCGCTCGCCTCCGGGCTCGACGCTGCGGCCGCGCAGGATGCGATGGCGAGCCTTGCCGAAAGCTTCGCGGTGCCGGCGCCGACGTCGACGTCGACGCCGAGCGCGGCGGTTGCCGCGGCGAATGTCTCCGGCGTGCTGCAGCTCGCGCGGCTTGCCGCACTGACGGCATGGGCCAACGCGGTTATCGCGCGCACCTATACCGACCGGCCGTCGGCGGTGACCGCGCGCGCCGAGGTGGCGGAGCGGTTCGAGCGCGAGCTGAATAACTGTCCCGGCGCGCGGTTTGCCGCGCTCTATATCGCGATCGAGGCGGTGCAGGGCGACGTCGTCGCCTATCTTACGCAATTGATGGCGAACCTGGCGCCGGTCAAACAGGTGGAAACGGCGATCTCGCTGCCGTCGCTGGTCGCCGCCTGGAAACTTTATCAGGACCCGACGCGCGCGGTCGACCTGGCGCTGCGCAACGGCGTCCGCCATCCGTCGTTCATGCCGCTGCAGTTCGAGGCGCTGGCGCCAGGCTACCCGGCGCCGGGTATCCCGACGGCATGGCCGGCGACGCCGCTCTGAGGACGCCATGGGACCGGAACTAGTTCAAATCTCCGCCGGCGGCGGAAATTATACTGCGTTCGAGCAGATCGAGGTGACGGCCGGCTTCAACGAGGCCGCCCGCACCTTTGCGCTCACACTCGCCGCCGATCCTGATCCCGGCACGACGGCGTGGGTGTTTGCCTGTGGCACGCTCGTGACAATTTCGTCAAATGGGGATGTTCTCTGTACTGGTTATGTCGACCGCTATCTGCCGCGCCTGAATGAGAAGAACGAGGCGAAAATCGACGTTGCGGGCCGCAGCAAGGGCGCGGACGCGATCGACTCGTCGGCCATCCATCCGACCGGCAATTTTCAGAATCAGACGCCGCTGCAGATCGCACAGGCGATCGATCCGACCGGAACAGAATGGTCCTCCGATCAGGATATGCAGCCGCTGCCGTTTTATCAGGTCACGCCGGGCGAGACGGTGTTTCGCTGCATCGAGAAACTCTGCCGGCAACAGGGGCTGTTGCTCGCCGGCCAACCGGACGGCTCGATCAAGATCACCAAGCTTTCGGCCGGCCGCCAGGCGGCGCTGCAGGAAGGCGTCAACTGCAAGGGATTTAATTCGGATCACAATTGGGCTGGCCGGCATTCGCATGTCATCGCCCGCGGCCAGCGGCCGATCGGCAATGGCGCCGCAAACCTGCAGATCGAGAAAACGGCGAGCGACAGTGCCGTTGGCCGCTATCGCCCGCATGTGTTGATCATCGACGAGGATACCGACCCGACGCGCGCGGCGGCCCGCGCGCAATATCGGCTGCAGAGCGAGGCCGGCAATTCATTGAAGGCCACCGTCGACGTGCAGGGCTTTCACGACGATGACGGCGCGCTGTGGACGCCGGGGAATACGGTCTTTCTCGATTCCGATTTTCTCGACGTGCATCAGCTCATGGGCATCAAGCGCGTCGCCTATCGGCAGAGCAAAAAACGCGGCTCGACCGCGCAATTGACGCTGGTCGATCCGCAGGCGCTCGGCGGTCAATCGGGGCAGGGCGGTTCGGCGAATGCGGCGTGGGATGCCAGCGTAAGCGCCGCCGACGGCGCGAGTGACACCGGCGGCAGCTCGGGCGATTAGAAATGGCTGAATCTTGGCTGCACGGCTCGCTGGAAAATCATAACGGCTCGCTCGGCATGATCCGGCGGGCGGCGATCCTGAAAGTCGATGACTCCGGGCCGCAGCAATTGGTCAACCTGCAGGGCCTGGCGTCGGATATGCCGATGAACGTCGTGCGGGTGCTGCCGCACGGCTTTTCGTCGAATCCGCCGCTGCAATCGGAGGGTATTCTCAAATCGCTCGGCGGCCGCTCCGATCGCGGCATGTTTATCGGCGGCGAGCATCCGCAGTATCGGCAGCGCAATCTGCCGAGCGGCAACGCCGTTCTTTACGACGACAAGGGCAACGTCGTTTGGATGCAGGGCGCGCAGGGTATCGCGCGCACCACCAAACAGGGCGGCATTGTCGACACCTCGGCGCAAGGCGTCACCATCGAGGCCAAGGGCAACACCATTACGATCGTCGCCGACAATTTCGACATCATCGTCAATCCCAAGGCGAATAAGGTCTATCTCGGCGGCGATCCGGCAAAGGATTTGTTTGCGCTGGTCGAAACCGCGGGCGGCACGTCGGTCAACGTCTACGCCAAGATTGGATAGGCGATGCCGATCATCAATCCGTCCGATCCGACGACGCTGACCACGGCGGCGCTCAATGCCGCCGAGGCGTCGATCAATCTGTCGCTGATCGGCACAACGCCGGCGCCGCCGCTTTCGGCTGCGCGATCGGCCAAGAGCGGCCTGGTCGCCGGCATCTTCAATTCGCTGCGCGTGCAGCCGATCGCCTACACGGTCGGCAGCAACGCCTACACATGGGACGCGTCCGACGAGTCCATAAACGCGCTCAATGGGGCGCTGATTGCCGGCGTCATCACCGCGCTCGGCAGTTCATTTACTGATCTCGCGACGAATTTATCGAGCATGCTTTATGGCCTGCAGGCTGAGATCGGTGGCAGCACTTACAATGGCCCGAGCAGCTTTACCGCCGAGCCGGTGCTGGGCTCGGTATCATGGACGCCGATCGGCGCTACGGCGCCGGTGACGTTGACGGCAGCACAGGCGCAGGGGTTGCTCGCCGCCATCGCGGCGCGTCGCGCCACGCTGCAGGGTTTGCGGCTTACGCAACAGGCGGCGATCGCCGCGTGCACCACGGTGGCGCAAGTCATCGCGCTCAGTGTGTCGTCGGGTTGGGGGACGGATTAAGTGCGCCGCGCGCAAATAGCCGCCACACCAACCCTATTTGCGCGCGGCATGATTGGAGCGAGCGGCGAATGTCCGATCTTTTGATCCGCGCGCAGGAAGGCTGCGAGCCCGATCCGTTTCTGTTGTGGGACTCGGTCCACAAGAGCATCGAGGACGGCACTGATTTCGTCTGCGATTGGGCGATCGCCGGGCCTGGCGCCAACACCCTCAACGTCGGCGGCCTGCAGGCGGTCGCGGCCCTCGGCACCGCGGTCTATCTGCTCTTGTTCACGGACGTCTATTGCCCGCCGGACCATCCGCTTGCCTATCTCGCCGCCGGCGATCGCCGCGGCTGGTGGGGCGACGGCATCGACGTGCGCACCGATCTCGACGAGCAGCCGCTCGGCTCGTTGCTCTATCTGCTCGATCGCGCGCCCATGGTCGCCGCCGGCATACCGATCGAGCAATGGGCCAAGACGTTTGCCACCGATGCGCTGGCGCCACTCTTGGCGCAGGGCGTCGTCGCCTCGATCGACGTCGAAACTTGGGCCGACGATGAGGACGATCGCGTGTATGCAGCGATCGCTCTCTATGGCAGCGACGGCTCAGTCCTTTTTGCCGTCGATAGCCGCGTGACGGCGGCGTTCGCGCTGGTGTGGCGCCAGCTCGTCAAGTGAGGGGCTAAATGTCGTTTCCGATTCCATCACTGTCGAGCCTTGTTCAGCGCGCCCGCCAGGCTGTCCGCACCTATCTGCCGGGCAGCGACGCCTGGCTGTGGCCGAACAATCTCAATGTGGTCGCCAAAGTCATCGGCGGGTTGATCTTCGAGATTTTCGGCTTTGCCGATTACATCTGCAAACAGGTTTTTGCCTTGACGGCCGACGGCGACAGCCTCGATCTGCACGGCGCCGAGTATGGCCTGGCGCGCCGCGCGGCGCAGCCGGCGGCCGGCACTATCGTCATCACCACGCAGGCCGCGATCACGGTCGCGGCCGCGGCGCAATTTGCGCGCAGCGACGGCGTCCTGATCGTCGCCGACCAGGCGGCGATGCTGCCCGGCGGGGGCGCCTTTTCGATCGCGGCCGAGGCGGCGCAGGGCGGCCAGAACACCTCCACGATCGCCGGCACCGAATTGACGATCGTCTCCGGTGTGACCGGGCCGGGCGCGGCGACGGCGACGGTCGCGGTCGACGACAACGGCCTGACCGGCGGCACCAATGTCGAGCCGGACGGCGAGCCGTTTACCACGGACCTGTCGACGTTCCGCGGCCGCATCATCTGGCGCAAGCGCAATCCGCCGTTCGGCGGCGCGCCGGCCGACTATGTGCAATGGTGCACCAATGTGACGGGCGTCACTCGCGTGTTCGTCGAGCGGCTATGGGACGGCCCCGGCACCGTGCGCGTGTTTCCGATCATGGACGATCTTTATGCGGCGACCGGCGGCATTCCGGGGCCGGCCGATCTGCAGCGCGTGATCGATTATCTGCAGACGGTGCAGCCGTCCGATGCGCTGGTCACGGTTGCCGCGGCGGTGCCGGTGCTGGTGCCGGTTACCATCCAGAAGCTTTCGCCGAACACGACAACGGCGCAGGAGGCGGTCCTCGCCGAGCTGCGCGCCATGTTCCGCCGGCGCTCGCGTGTCGCCGGCAATGACGTGTTTTTGCCGGCGCTGCCGTTTCTCGCCTATCCGGCCACGTTCGATCTGTTGTGGGTATCGGGCGCCATCGCCAACGTCGCCGGCCTCGCCGGCGCCGATCTGATCGCGCCGAACATGGACGTGCCGCTCGGCGCCGGACAGTTTCCGGTGCTCGGCAACGTTCTCTTTGAATAGGGAGGCTAGGCGGTGACAACGTTGGGAGAGGACTTGCCGAAAGTGACGGCGCGCGTTCGCGACGAATTGATGCCGATGTATCAATCCATCGGCCCGGCTGGCGGCTTTGCGCTCGCAATGATGCGCGCCGATCTGGACCGGGCCACAAAGGCACTCGCCGAAGGCGACATTTCGGCGATGATTGCAGCTTACGAATCGCTGCGTAGCTACAAAGCCTAGGCGCGGTCGGCTCATGTCGTCTTGTCCCTCGACGGCGCCGGGGCCGTTGTTCTGCCCGACGCTCGAGCAGTCGATCGAGGCCACCGCGCAGCTCTTGCCGCGCGGCCGCGCCTGGCCGGCGAATGCGCGCTGGATCATTCCGGCGTTCCTGCAGTGGCTCGGCAACCTGGCCGGCGTTCCCGCGCTTGACGAATGGCCGGCCGGTTATGTGCAGGCAGCTTTCATCGCCGCGCTCGGCGCGGTGCGCAATTTCGTCGAGACGCAACTCTGCGCGCTGCGGCTTGAGTTTTGGTGCCAAACGCAAACGCTCACGACCGCGCAATGGCTGGCCGATTATGGCCTGCCCGACGCGTGCGAGCCGTTTCCTGATCTATGCGTCAAAGTCGCCGCGATCGGCGGCCGGCGCTGCGAACTTTATCAAGAGCTGGTCGCATCGAGCGGCTGGACGATCGAATGCGAGCCGGCGAATTGTGCCGGCGCTTTTGCCGGCTCGGCGCTGGCGAATTGCGCGATGGCCGGCGGCCGCACGCCGCCGGCGACCATCATCATCGTCGTCTATCTGGCGCTGAGTTCGGCTTATCAGGGCGCGCCGCCGACGGCGGGTCCGCCGGCGCCGGCCGCGGCGATGGCGCTCGCCGGCTCCGCTTACGCCGGCATGGCGCTCAATTCCTGTCCGCAGGCGCCGGATATCGAAACGACGCCGCCGGATATCGCGCCGCTGCAGTGCCTGGTCGAGCGCATCGTGCCGGCGCACGTCGTCGTCGTCTACCGCACGCAATGGGCGCCGGGCTGATCGGCCCGCGCCGTTCCTAGCAAACAAACACCGTCAATCGTTTCGCTACCGGTTTTCCCGGCCGGCGAAAGCAATGCGCGAGGGTAGGGCATGAGCACCGACGTTTTGGGTCCCGCATCGACCAATGCCGTGACGTCGCGGCCGTCCTCGACCACGTCCTACGGAACGGCGGATACATGGTTCAAGCCGTGCAGCTCCGCCGCCGCGCAGGACGGCACGCAAATCACCTCCGATTGGCTCAATCTCATCCTGGCGCAATTCCGCGACGCCGTCGTCGGGTCCGGCATCGTGCAGGACAACGGCGACGATATGCTGTGGCGCGTGTTCGAGGTCATGGCGCCGCGCTATGCCGACGATACCGGCGCCGCGAATGCGCTGGTCATCACCAACACGCCGCCGGTCCCGGCGATGCGCGCCGGCCTCGTTCTGGCCGTCAAGGTCGCGCATACCAACACCACGGCGAGCACCGTCACATTCGACGGCGAGACCGCGGTGCCAATCGTCAATTGGGTCGACGCCAGCGCGCTCGCCGCCGGCGCACTGGTCGGCGGTGGCGTTGCGCTCATGGTCGGCGACGACGCCGGCAATATGCGGCTGATCAATTCCGCGCTGTCGGGCGGCGGCGGCGGCGGCGGCGGCGGTTCGGGCGGCGGCGGCTTTGCCGGGCAATACACCAATCTGATCGGCAGCGCGCCGGGCGGGACCAAAACCGCGAGCTGGACCGTCGAGGAATTGAGCGCCGAGGTGACGCTCGGTGGCACCGCCTATAAGGGCGCGAACCTCACGCTTAATTTCAACGGCGCCACTACCGGCGCTAACGGCATGGATACCGGCTCGACGCCGACCAGCGCCGATCTCGCGATCTACGCCATCTATAATCCGACGACGACAACCTGGGCGACGCTCGGTTGTTTGCCGTCGGCGTCGCCTGGCGCGGTGTCAGGCTCGGTTAGCCCGGTTTACGGCGGAGCAAACATGCCGGCCGGCTATACCGCCTCGGCATTGATATGGGTCGGCAAGACCGACGCCGGGCCGAACATCATCGCCTTTCGGCAGCTCGGCCATGAGGTCGAAATCGCGCCGGCGCTGCTCTACGCAGGCGGCACCACCATCACGCCGAGCGGCGGTGCTGTTAACACTTGGCGATCGGTGTCCATCGCTGCCAGCGTGCCGGCCGCGGCCGTCGCGGCAAGCGGCGCGGTGTTGGGCTACGCGATCGGCCCAGGGCCAGGCGCGGGGCCGCTGATGTTTGGCGTCGCGGTCGCTTCTACTGCCGCCGGCATCGGCGCGCAGCAAAACTTTGTCGGCGACGCTCAAGACGACGCCAACACTATCAACGGACCAATCGCGACCTGCCAATTCAGCCGCGTCGCGCTGGTGACGGCGCAGGAAATTTTCGTCAATTGGGTCAGCGCGAATTGGAGCGAGGGCGCCGGCGCTTGGACGGTGTCCGGCTACACGTTCTAACCCGCGCGTCGCTGATCCGGCGCGGCCGATTCATCTTTTCCAAAACCAGCGAGGGCAACAATGAGCGTTACACCGAATCAGATTGTGTTCTACGGCTCGGCCGACATGCCGGAGGCCGACGGCGTCACGGTCGGCGGCGCACTCGATACCACCAAGCGCGTCGCGTTCTATGATCTGCCGACCGCGGGCGCGCTCGACGTCGTGTCGTCGTCGGCGGCGGATACTGCGACCAAAATTCAGGTCACCGGCCGCGATTCCACCGGTACCATCCAGACGCCGGCGGCGATCACGCTGACCGGCACCACGGTCATCGCCAATGCGTTTGGCGCGCAATCGTTCGAGCGGCTGCTCGCCGGCGTCATCACCGGCGGCGCGATCGCGGGGCTGTCCAATCCCGGCGGCACCGCGGCGGTCGGCGACGTCGCCGTCCTGGCGCATACCCGCGAGATTTCCGGCCATACCGCGCAGGCCGGCTCGGCCAGCACCTCGGGCACCACGCCGCCGCTGTTCCATCTGCAGTCCGGCGACGGCGCCACCATCGGCGCGCTCAATTATGCCGGCCTCGGTTTGGTCATCCGCATCACCGGCGGCACCGGCGTGGGCCAGCTCCGCATGATCGCGGCGCAATATGCTTCGGGCGCTTACGGCGCCGATTATGTCGCGGTCAATCGCGATTGGACCACCGTTCCCGACGCGACGTCGACTTACGATATCGCGTTCGGCATGCTGTTTGACGTCTCGCCGAATCCGGTGACCGCGATCACCCGGCTGTTTGCCACCGCGCAGGCCGACGTGCCCGGCGGCTCGACACGCACGTTCTATGAGAAACTCTTTGCGCTCAATACCAACACCGTGACGGCGCTCACCGCCGCGGCGATCGAGGTGTTGAGCGAAACGCCGGCGCTGCCCGGCTCGGCGCTGCTCGACCTCGCTTTGTGCAAGGCGCTCAATGACACCGAGACGTCGGCCAACCGGCAGACGCTGCCGACCAACGGCGATTCCTCGGCGCTCACTTTCGTCACGCAACCGTCGCCGGTGTCCGTCATCGCCTCGCCCGGCTCGCTGCCGAATGGCAACGCCGCTGCCGATGCGCAGGGCATCTGGCTGCGGCTGACGCTGCCGGCCGGCACCACGACCTACAAGGGCGCGGCCGATCTGCGCACCACCGGCACCACGACCTAACAAAAAATGCCCGCGGCCGTCATTGCCGGCGGCAAGATCGTCGCCGTGCTCATGGCCGATGCGACGACCGATGCCGTGCCAAAAGGTTACCCCGCCGACGCCGTGCTGATCGCGGCGCCGGCGGGGTGCAATGAGACTTGGACTTACGATCCATCGGCAGGTTTCAAGTCGCCGGCGCCAGCTCCGGCGTCGCCGGCTCCGGCGCGAGCCTCGAACAAGATCGAATTCTAGATGGCCCATCCGCGCTTACTGTCGTTTGTCATGACGCTGCCGTCGGGCGAGCGGCAGCTCGTGCAGGCTTATTTGTTTGACGCCGCGGGCGACGAAATTCCGCTGCATGTGCATGCCGATTTTTGGCACTCGTCGCTCTGCGTCGCCGGCGCCTGCGAGGTGTACGATTCTTCCGGCACGCGCGCGCGCGTGGCGGCCGGGGCGTTTGTCGAATTTGCGCGCGGCCGCGAGCACGCCGTGCGCGCGCTGGAGCCTGGCACGATCGCCATCCATGTTTGCGAGCCGGACCACTGACGCGTGACCACAAAAACCGTTCAAATCACCTCCGGCACGAGCTGGACGCCGCCGTCCGATGCCTTTGGTGCCGTGGCGCAAATCATTTGTTGGGGCGCTGGCGCTAACGGCATCATCGGCAGTCCGGCGCCATGCGGCGGCGGCACGGGCCCCGGCGGCACGGGGGGCAACTCCGGTTGCGTCGCGTCGATTACCGGCTACACGCTGCCATCATCGGGCACGGTGCCGATTCAGATTCCGGCCGGCAACTCGTCGTCGCAATGCTGGTTTAATTCCTCGGCGACGGTCGCGGCGAATTCGCAATCGACGTCGACCTCCGGCATGGTCGGCGCCACCAAGGTCGCCGGCACTCCAGGCGCGGCGCCCATCGGCGGCCTTGGCGGCCCCGGCGGCGGCGCGCCGGGACTATCGACGGCCGGCTCCGGTTCGACACCCGGCACGCCGAATTATACGCTGACCGCGGGCGGCACCGCGGGACCTGGCGCTGGTGGTTCCGTCTCCGGCGCCGCCGGCTCGCCTTTCGGCGGCGGCGGCGGCGGCGGTAATGGCGGCAGCACTTGCGGTTGCGGTAGCGGCGTGCCTTCCTCCGGCGCCGCCGGCGCGGCCGGCGGCATCGTTATCATTTACACGCCGTTGACAACTGTCACGGTCGACGGCCGCGGGGCCGCGGAGGCGCTCGCCAACCTGCGCCGCGACCAGGACGGCGCCGATGAGCTGCTCGCCAACCTGCGCCGCGACCAGGACGGCGCCGATGAGCTGCTCGCCGGCCTGGCACGCGCCAGCGCAGCCAGCGTCGCCATTGCCGGCAGTGTTCGCGGCGATGGCGCTCTCGGTGTCGCG